GTGCTAGATATCTTGGCATAGGTAACTCCAAACAATATCGTGAGGATACCGTAGTGGTTTCATTAAGACTAGTTTCTGTGAGTACAGGAGAGATTTTAATGGAAATCCTTACATCAAAGAAAATTACAGCATCAAACTGCTGACCCTTAACAAGTCCTTCTTGCGCTGTAGAAAACAACGCTGGCACTGTGAACAGCAGGTCAACGTTATCAACGTCAGGGTTTGTTACCTGATAAACCGCCGTGCCAGCGCCATAGTTTCGTGACTTAACTATGTCTAAATCTTCGTTGGTGACTTTGTCCTTCCTAGGGTTTTCCTCGTAATCTGAACCAACTTCGCCAGGGCCTTCTTCGATAACGCTTGTCTTACCCTTGGTGTTTGGCAACCACGCTTGCTCTCGCGTTCCAGGGTTGAACTCGTAGCTGATGTTGTTTGGATCGTAGTTGTTTTGACCTGTTACTGATTTCAGAGGCGTTTCGTCTAAGTAAACGCCTTTACGCCTACCCTCAATGCCATCAATCGGACCCTCGCAAAGAAGGTCAAGAATCTTGATTACAGAGGTTGAATTAAGTCCCATGATTACGCCTCCGAAAGGTCTTCAGTGTTGTTCTCGCTGTCATCGACAAAATGGTTATAACCAAAGCCCCTAACAACAAGCTGCCCACCACTTTCCTCTGCGTCCGTGTCGATGATTCTTATGTTAAGTTCAACTGTTGTATCACTGTCTTCAACGCCACTTACTCCGTAGCTGATTGAATGTGCAAAATGAAAGGTATCTGTTTTATTGAGCAAACCTTGGATTGTCCCGCGTACATTCGCAAATGTAGGCGAAGTTCCGCTGTAGTTGTTTTTGGTAATTGTCATCTCATAAGTGACAAACGCTGGCACCGCTTGGCCGCCAACAATGTTAAATAGTCCGTTTTCGACTTTCATTAGTATCTGAAGATTGTCTCTTCTTTTGCTCCCCTCTGCATCAAGAGCCTCTACTTCACCAGCTGCTTGCTTGCCCTCTAAGCTATAAGGGAAGGCTTTGTTTAGTGACTGTTTTTTGGCATCATTGCCTGTTTGATTTTCGAGCCTCACTTGATCAATAAGCCATCGTCTCGTTCGTAATCCGTTGAGAGCTTTGAATTTGTATCCAGGCTTCTCTCCATTAATTCTCACTGATTCTTCTCCGACAATCCCAAAAAACTCACCTGTAGGATTGCTGTCATCCGCCACCTGCACACGAGAAGAAAGCAAATGACTGCCGATCAGCAGCTTGCCGTAAACAAGAGGTACTGTCGCGCCAACCCCTACGGTATTTGCAGGACCGGAAAAAGCGTATGACTGCTGCCCTGACGTAGCGCGTGAAACACCTTGTGGGCCTGAGGCGTTTGTGTTTTGCCCTGGTGCGGTTCTGTTTTGAAGAGTAGGGATTATGGGTTGCGGGGCAATCATTTGCGAAACACCGCCAAGCACCAAGCTTGTGCCTATTGCAAAAATCGCATTGCTTAATGCAGCTTGACCAGCAAAAGCAGCAGCACCGCCAAATATGCCGCCTGAGGCTGTAACGCCTGCTGCAATACCAGCTCCAATAGGGATGAAAGACAATGCAATAAGACCAACACCTGCGAGTATCTGCCCCGTGCTACCACCACTACCTGCGATCACAGGCGCAAGCACCAAATCATTCTTGCCTAATGGCAACTGAAGATCGTCATACCCTAAAAACGTTCCAGCCTGCACCAACGTGTAACCAACACCATGCTGGTGCGCTTCTGTCAATTCCTTCTGCAGTGCAGGGTGATTGATGCACAGCAGTTTGATCGCCTCCGCAGGAGAGCGCAGGTTGAAATAAACATGCTCTGAGCCGTAACGCGCACCCAGATCATCCAGCAACCTAACGGTCTGCTGCATATCGAAAGACCGCCGCGACTCTAGAAACATAGTATCGCCCAAATGGTTCCACCGCACTTAGCGAGTCTTGTCGTTGATGCAGAATCCTTTCATCAGGCAACAGGATCGCAGCGTGCATTGGTGTTGCCGTTCCAAGCCGCATGATGAGCACATCACCAGGGCGCCTGCTCGCATAACCAATCTCCTCAAAGCCGATAGCTAATGCCTGCTCCAAAAAAATGCTGTCACAAGTCTCCAAATCAACAGGGCGCTCAAAATCAGGCAACTCAACTCCCTGCAGCTTGAACCAGTCACGCACCAACGTGAAGCAATCAAACCTGCCGTAGTCCCATTGCCTGCCGATCAGGGTGCGATAGTTGACCATTGCTTGTCTGGAATACTCCAAATGTGCCACGGAACTTTCGTTCCAGTGCAAGCACGCTTGTCGGCTGCACTCGCCAAACCACCTTCAGGATGTGAATGCACTATGGCTTCAACCGTTCCAAAGAACGATGCTGTTGCGTAGTCTCGCGGATCAATTGCAAAATCAGCGCAAGGATTGTCTGCAACGTTGCGGCAAGGCCAATACTTACCATCAACAACAACGCCGCAGGCCTCCTTTGGAGCACACCTCAATGCGTGCTGCTCTGCATCAGACCTGAAGTCTTGCACCTGGGAAGCCTCCAAATGGCAAGAGCTTTCCATCTGGTCCCGCGCCACATGGATCGCGTTTTGGAAATCTAAGTTCACAAGCTTTTAGGTTTTTGGCGCATTGATCACCTGCAAAATCTGTCGGATCGTTGTTTAGGTCAAACGTCCTGCCTTTTTTTGGAACGTATCCGCACTCATGACCTTTATAAATCCACGGGCAATGCTCAACAACTTGCCTTGCAGGCAAACGCAGATTAGTCAAATCAAGTTTGCCGACAAGCTCGAACTCAACAATCTGAGGGTTTTCAGTTGCTACGCGGTCTATGTACCAAGATTCATAGCCACCGTTGAACACTGCGGTTGGATCTGCTGTTGGATTCAGACCCTCTCCTGAAAACAGCGAATCACCTGACTGCGTGATTAGCTGATCGTCAGTTTGAGTAACAAAAAACAGAGTCGGGAAGTTGGCGCTGTCTAGAAACTTTTTGCAGGTGCGGATGCGCCTGACTTCTGCACGCAATGGGTTGTAAGCATTTAGCAGTGCTGTGATCTCTCCATTCGCATTGGCGATCTTCATGCTGGGGCGGGGCAACGTGCCCTTGGCTGTCACCTCAAACCCATCAACCTCAATCGGCACTGCAGAATATGTATCACCATCAAACACAATCGCGTTTGAAACCTGATTTGTTCCGGCGTGGTAATAATAAACCGTATCAATGCCATTCACTGCAGCGGTCAAATGCAGTTGGAATAGCTCAATAATCGCTGATGGCTCAAGCGAATGAAGCTCCCTTTCAACCTTGTTAGGAGTAGTCGTCATGGCTCAAACACCTGCTCAAACGTGGCTGTGATGCTAAAAAGGTTTGAATATGGCATCGTCTTGGTCCACGCCTTGCAAATCCAAACGTAACTTGTCGTCTCATCTGGTGGCGACCAGTTAAAAGCCTCTACTCCGCCTCTGGCTTCCAAGAAGTCCTCAATACCGTCAGACTCTGCCAGCGTTAAGTTTTCCCATGTTAAGTCCCACGATTTTGGGTCTTGATTGATGCCGAACGTTGAACGCTGCGAATAGCCTGAGCCGAACTGAGCAATACGCACGTTTGGTTGTGCCTTTTTAGCAGCCCCATAATCAGGCTCCCTGTAAGAAAAAGTACTCGCAGCCATTAGCTCAGAAGTCCTCCAGGGCGTTTTTGCTTGATCAGTTCAGCTTGCACTGCCGCCCCAATAGCCTGACCAAGTGCCTTGGCATTGGGTTGGTCACCTTGCGCACTAGAGCCTGAAGCGTCAACGTTCACTACCACATTACCGATGCTGCCAGAAGACTCAACGCCAAGCTTCCCGTTTGGACCACGACGCAGCGGCATGATTGCCTCTGGTCCTGCTTCACCCATTAGGCCAACCCCATTGGCCATAGGGAACAAGGTTGGCTTTTTAACGATTCCTCCTCTCGCGTAAGGCACGATTTTGTTATTAGCAAAAGCCATGCCATTAGCAGCCATCAAGCTCACCGCATCCGGCATGGTTGTTGGTGGTGTCACGCCTTCGACAACTCCACCATTCTTGAAACCTAAGAAATCACCAACACCAGGAATGAGAGAAAGAGACTTAAACAGAGCCGCCCTGGCAAAAATACGCGCCAAGTCTTGAAGAATAGAAGCTGTCAACTCCTTGAAGCTTGATTTGCCCGTTGCGACAAAATCTGCAAATGCATCTCCAAACTTATTAACAGCTTCAACTCCTTTAATTGCTAAGGCGTCTTTCAAGTTAATTGCTTCTTCAAATACCTTCTTGAGTCCATCCTTAAATTTCTTCAAAGGAGTGTCAATTTCGTTAAGCTTTTTCTTGATCTTTTCAAGCAATTTAGGCATGTCCTTGAGCAGGACTTCCATCTCCTTGAGAACCTTGGCGCGGTCATATTCTTCCTGGGTGATTTCGCCGGCAAGGATTCTTGCTTGTTCAATCTTGTCTACCCTTTCAGCTTCAGCGTCTGCCTTCCTTTGTTCCGCCTCGGCTCCCTCCCGAGCAATATCTCTTTCTCTCTGCCGGAAATTAAATCTTGCTATTTCAATGTCATTAGTGCGCTTAATAGCGTCTTCTGTTTCCTGCTTCGCTAGCAAGATGTCTAAATCAAGTTGATATTGAGATGCAGCAGATTTGTTTCCTGCCTCTTGCGCCTCGCGGATTTGCCTTCTCAAGTCAAGCTCAGCCTGAGTCATCATGACTCGTGCAGACCCTGAGCCGCCACCATCTGCGTCTGCATCAGGAAAATCACTCACTGAAACAGACATAGGAGCATCAATAGCTCTGCCAGTCATGCGGTCATATTTGACCCCTGCTACCTCGTAACTACTAGCTAGTTTCATGGCTAGCTCTAAATCTCCAGCAGCGATCCTTGCCGCGTCAAGCTGTTTCTTTAGAGCTTTAATCATTCGATTGTTTGTTTCTTTCTCGAGACGCTCTTCCAGTTCTTTTACCTTATCATTCATGTCACGAAGCCTGTCATTAGCCTCCTCGTTAGAAGTTTTTCCAGATATCACAGACTTATTAAATTCTTCATTTTTCTTTGTGTGCTTGATTAGGGCAATTGTTGCTGCTGTTATGCCTGCTGCCAAGGCGATAAACGGGTTGAAAAGCATTGTCTTAGTCAAAACAGCGAAGGCAAGCTTCAAATCAAACACTGCAACCTTCAAGGCAGCGACAATTTTAGTTAAACTAAGAAACGCACCTGCAGCTCCTGCTACTCCTGCAACAGTCAAAATTTCTTTTAAGTTAGCAACCAACCCTGCTGAAATATTCATCAACCCTTTCAAGGCAGTCCCTGCTGCTCCCGCAGCTCCCTTGATAGCAGGCAATATGCTTAATGCAAAATCGGCAAAAGCCTTCTGCAGCTCACCGCCTATAGGCTGCAAAGCCTCTCCTATCTCTCGACGAACTTGTTGAAACGCAACAGCAGCCTTTGCCCCTGAGTCAGCGCTACTATCTGCAATTTGCCTGGCGGTTTCTTCGTATTCAGGACCAAGGCTAACAACAAATTTCATTAACTCATCTAAGCCAACAGTGCCAGCCTTAAATGCTTTTTGAAGCTCTGGCAAAGTCATATTATTTGCTTCCGCAAATTTAGTAACTGCGCCAGGCAGTCTTTCACCCAGCTGCCCAGAAAGTTCCTCGGCGCTAACTTTACCCTTGGAGAAAGTTTGCACCATAGCTGTTATCGCCGAATCTACATCTTGCGCTCCGCCTCCAGTTGCCTTAATGGCTGAGGTTATGTTTCTAAAAACCACTTCTGCATCTGCTACGTCGCCGCCAGCTCCAATAACTGCAGCCG